TTTTTTACTTTGTGTAGGCATTCTTTTTCTTCTGTTAGTAATTGTTGCTTCAATTCATATGCTGCTTCAGTATCTACACGTACACCTAAAAAACGCATATCAACTAGGCAAGGAAAGAGTTCGGTCTCTAATTTAAATATATCCTCTACATCTTCGTGATACATTTGTTTTTTCATCTCTTGCCAAAGTTTAAGAGTTAGCTCTGCATCTTGTTCTGCATACTCACCCACATACATTGCAGGTAATTTGTACATTTCTGATTTAGCATCTACACCCCAAAGATCTGCAGTTTCTTTTAATACAGCCTCGTTTTTGCCTATTCCTAGATAATCACGACCCATAGAGCCTAAATCATAACGAAAGCGATTCTCGTCCACGAGAGAGCCAGCAATCATAGTATCTACAATCTCTCCAGATATGTTTAATCCTGTAGCTTTAATAAAACATACGTCATACATGGCGTTGTGAAATATCTTTGTAGCCTCTGTGTTTAACACATCTTGAAACCATTTTAGGACCATGCTTTTATCCATATTACCACCACCTTCATGAGCGATAGGATAATAACCTTTCCAATTATGCACAGCCACAGCTATACCAACAATATTACCTTTACCGGTAACAGAGCCAGAGCCCATAGTTTTTAATTCTGGATCTTTTGTCTCTAAGTCTATCGCGATCTCATCATACTTTGATAGATCAGGAAAAGACTCTGGTGGTAACCATTCTGTTTGTGGTTTAAATATTGGCTTCATGAATAATCTCTCTCTAAAATCATTTCTAAATAATGAATTGCTTTTCTAATATCTTCTTCCTTTCCTTTTACAGAGTGCCTGCAAATATACTTTATAGCATTCCCCTCAGCAAACAAGAGTTTATTTTCATTAATAAAATGTGCTGGTTGAATTTTCATGGTGCGATAGTGTTTGCCACCAACCTGTTCTTCTAGTGATTTGTATGTTGTGCCTTTAAATAAATCTTTAGATGTCATATGCTTTTTTCCTTTGTGGTTCGATTATAAATAAATTGTTTTCTGTTCTTGTGCATGCAACGTAAAACAACCTGTGTGTATCATCTGGATTTTTTTCATAATCAATAAACGCTGCATTCGACAAATCTGTTGTTACAACTACATTCTCTCTTTCGTTACCCTTTACTCCATGTATTGTAGAAACACTTATTCTTGGGTCTCTAGTTAAATCCTCTCCTGATTTAATTAGTTTTGTTATCTTTCTTATGTCTTCATCTCCTAATTCGTCTAATGCCTCTTGCCAGTCTGCTTCTGTTTGCAAACCATACTTCTGTTTTAAATCATCGATATCATAAAACTGGTCTTTGACCATAGCTTTAAATAATTTTTTGTCCCAGTTTTTATTCATTTTGTTAAATATTTTTTTACAATCATTAAAATGCATAGGCACACCTGTTTTTAATTCATCCCATTTTTGTATAATTTCGTATATATTTTTTACTCTAGGTGTTGCTTTTCGTCTTTGCCAATACAAACCTTTTTCATCTAACACATCACCTATATCACTTAACATATAGTTTGCTGTGGCTAACACTAACCATTTACCTGTTGTAAAATTTACTTCATGTAAACTTTGACAACGTTTTACAGATCCTTCTTTTTCTTTTGGATAATATTTTTTGTCTACTCTGTTTTTTACTTTGTTTATAATTTTGTTTGCAAGTTCAAAAGGTTTTTGTGGCACCCTATGTGATTGCTCTAATATTTTTCTTGTGCCTTCTAAATTTATAAATGTATTCACGTGTGCACCATTCCATTTATAAATACCCTGGTCATCATCACCAGCAATAAAAGAATCTGTTGCTGACTCCTCTATTCGTCTTACTAACTTCCATTGTATCAAACTTAAATCTTGTGCTTCATCTACAAACATGACTCTTAGTTTTGGTGTATCGCCACCACTTAAAAATTTTTCTATCATATCAGGAAAGTCAACTAGACCATGCTCTATTTTATATCTTTGTAATTCCTCTGATATAATTTTTAATTTATTTAATGATACTTTTGGGTTATCTGTAAGATGATAATATTTTACAGGATCTATTTCTTTTGATCGTGCTATGTTTATTAGTTGTATGTATGGATTCTTTGAATAAAAAACACCATCATGGTCTTCATCCTGTTGTGTTCCTTCTATTTCTATTCCCATCTTTTCTCCTAATTCTTTGTAATGTTTTTCTTTCATTACTTGGTTTCTACTTAAACCAAGTTGATTAAAACAAAATGAATGTAGAGTTTGAAAGTATGGCAGATCATCTGATAGAGATAATTTAAATTTAAGTGCAGCTCTTTCTTTACCTTCTATCGCAGCGTTTTTACTAAATGTAAAATATCCAATCTTATCAGGTTCTGTTGTTTCTAAAAATTTTTCTATATGTTGTAGCAAAGTATGTGTTTTACCTGTTCCTGGTGGTCCATATATTATGGTTCTCATTTATCTGTTGACTCCTTTATCATATTTCTTAAACTCGTATTAAATTTAATTTCTTCGGAAGTTTCTTGTCTGTGCTCCCCTTTGTTTATTAATTCTAATTTAGCATTTTTTTCATGATATTTTTTAAAAGCCTCACATATAGCCATTCCTTTTACATTATCTTTGTCAAATCTAGCCCCGTCACTAGGATAATATTTTCCAAAAGGTTTTATATAAGTTTCAAACTCTACTCTGGAATGTATTTTCATAACTTGATCTGCAAAACCTAACATTAGATTTATAAAAGTAGTGTCTTTGTGATGAACTTCGTGAACACCTGATTGACCATTGTTTTTATTATATTTAAAATCTATTATTTGATCTTCGATAGATCTTCTGAACATATTCATCACAAAATTTCTATCAGAGGCATTGTCATGAATTTTAGGTGAACTAAAACAAACAGGTCCGTTAATCACAGATGGATTAGATATGTATGGACGAAAACATCCATCAAAATGTTTATTTAAATGAAAATAAAAAGTATCCTCACCCCATTTTTCTCCAAAAGCATATTCTATACAAACAATGTGAGGTCTGTATGCTCTCCATCTATCGGGTTTTCTATAATATCTATCCATTAAATTTATAATATTATTGCAATGGTATTGATTTAAATATCCTCTATTCATTGTTTTTCTAATTTCAGTAAAATATTCTCTCGCACCATCTCCATATTTTTTTGATTTTTTTTTAGTTTTAAATTCTTTGTCATATATAATGTATGGTTTTTTATCTCCTAAATAATCTAATTCTTTTGGTAACTCTATTTGACCTCCCATTGAAATTGGTATGGTCGTTAATTGTTCAAAATTTATTTTTTCCATTTTTTCTCCTATTAATAATTATCTTTTTTAAAAGTTTTAGGTTTATACGTTTCTTCTTTTTTATCGAACCTAGATACGACAAATACGGATAACTTGTGTTTACCAACGCGTTTGGTTCCACAATTTAAATTATCTTTTAACATCTGTGATGTTCTTTGATATGGCACCTTCCAATGTTTTCTGGATAAGTAGTTATGAAAAAAATTATCAAATACAAAATAATGATAGCCTTCTTTAGTATATGTCCCGCCATTTTTTAAATCTTCAAAATCATCTTTTTGTATTCTGTTTACACAATAATCTTCAAGATAGTTTCTTAATATATCCTTTGTGCCTGTGCCCTCTGCTGGTTCTGTTATCTCTGCACCATTTAAAAGTATGTTTGTAAGTTTTTTCCAATCGTTTGTTTTGAGTGTTGGTGGATTTAATCTTAATTGTTTAACACATTCTTCTTGAAATAAACTTTGATTTGTTAAATGTTTTGCTGAATCTAAATATAGTCTATCACCATCTACATTCATGTAATAGTATGGTTCCTCCAGGTTAACAACCTGCAGGTCTGTAAGATTAGGAAATATTGCTTCTTGTCCGATACCAAACTTTCTAGATTTACATAATTTTTTATCACAAACATCACACATTGGTTCTTCGTTACATTTGTAATTAAAATCATTCTTTTCGTTTGTTTTTATTTTTCCTGTAATTACTTTTTGGTCTAAGGGAATTTTAAAATAATTATAATTAAATTCAAAAATTTTATCTTGCCAATTTTCCGGCCATTTTCTTTTAGCATATACAATGTATTGATACATAACTCTGTCTCGACCGTCTTCTAATTTATTTTGAGTTAAACTTTCAATGCATGGTGGTCCATCTGAAAAAGGAGTTTCAGGTCTTTTAATTTTTATTATGCTTATGTCTTGTTGTTTATATCTTTCGTATAGTTCAAAAAAACTTTCTATACTAGCAGCATCACCATTCTCAAGAAAGGCATATCTTGTTGTTTGACTACAATTAAAGTATGGTAAATTTAAAAAATTTCCTGTATCATCTTTCGATTTTAATTCTCTTTGTTTTGGAAAAACTTCTGACCCTCCATAACCTAATACAGATCTAATTTCATTTAATTTATCTTGCATTAAACTTGCTGACACATAATTTTCTGTAAATAAAAATACGTGTGCACCACCTGATTTTGATCTAAATACTATTAGTGGTAAATTAAATTGTTTTATTTTATTAATTAATTTCTTGTGATCAAAACCTGCGTAAGAGTCTATATCGATACAACCCCACTTACATTTATTGTCATCATTAATAGGTATAACACCTAAACTATCTTGACCATTTAAATGCTTTTGCCATAGATTATCTGTAACTGGCTCACGTTTTACAAAAGACTTACCATTAATTTTGTTACCATCACCATTTGATTCACCCACAATGGTGACACCATGCGCACGGTCTAATCCTTGAAATATGTTTTTAAACTTCTCAATCATATTTTATAAGTGGGCGTTTCCACTCTCGCATCGACGCCCACTACCTAGGATCTAGTAATTTGAATTAGACTTTGTTGTCTCTTCTGTGCCGTGTTTCTCAATTATCTCACCCTTACCTACGCTAGTTGCAAAAGATTTTGCCATGTCGTAAATATTTTTATCTCCAACAGGACCAACTTTTTCAACATCCCAGCCAAACCAAGTTCCTTTGTCGTTAGACATCTGCACGGTTTTTAGTTTATAAATATGGCTGTATGTAGGCGGAGTAAATAATCCATTTTTACCCTGCATTTTGATACCCATCATCATAGAATTCCATTTTCTACTGACTTTTAATTGAGTAGATTTCATGGATACCATAGCTTGTTGTGGTGTATCGTTTAAATAAATCACGTAATGGTTAGCTGTATTTTCAAGATAATTACCATTTGCTAATCTATCTTTATAGTCTTTACCTCTAGTCGTTTGACTAATGATATCACTATCAGCACTATGAATCATAACAGGAGCACCTGTGCTTGTGCCTCTATCAGCCCACTCTACGTATTGTCTTTTATAAAAAACAGGTATGACTTCTATTGTATCATACAATTTATTTGTAACAGTGTTTATTATTTTGCCAGGTTCTGCCCCCTCGACATATTTACCATCTCTTTTGTTGACTTCCGGAGATAGTTGACCCAAAATTTTTAAGAAAGGTAACGCAAGATCTTCTTGCGATATATTTTGAGCACCTTCGTTTGCATCAGCTTCAAATAAATTTGTTTGTAATGCACCTTCTTTTTTTGTTGTTACTTGGTTCATGTTTATTTGTTCCTTTTTATTGTTGTTTTATTCTCTGAGAAAATCCCAAAGATTTCCGTTGGCAT